AACATTTCAGGTCGCGCACGGTCCCGTATCCTTCGACGAAAGCGCTGTAAGCACGATTTACGTGGAGAATCGTGTACCTCGTGTGGACATGTCCTATTTGTCTTCGATCGACAGCATCGTGCTGACTGATTTTGAGATCGACGATTTCACTATTCGAAGCAACAACGATCCTTTTCAAATGCGTCTGCGCGTAACCAACTCCAACACACAGCTGGAGGAGGGCTACTACACCACCCAAACGTTACCGGACCAAGTCACGTTCGACGGACTGACCGCTGGCAACATTTTCAACGTGGACGCATCCATGTCCAACGTATTCGTCGACGGTGACTTCGAATCCGTGTTGACCGTAGATACGTCGCGATCTCGAGCAATCGATATGGACTCCTCTTTCAAAAGCGTCGCCGGTCAAATGACGATCTCTATCGATCGTTTGTTGGCACGAAAGGATACCATGTTCGACGCGTACGCGGTGGTTACGGATCGTATCGTTACCGATGCGCGTACCCTCGCGGATCGTTTGATCGCGGGACTCGCCGGAGCGGTTTCGTTGAAAGGGCTGATACCGGACTACGTTCATACGATCACGTTCCCGGCGTTTCAACAGTACGTTACGGACACGCAAGCCGGGTTGACGATGGGTACGCATATCGATCATTATCAATTGTACGTCGTTTTGGTCGATTCCGGAAGCAACGACTTAGACGTGGAGCGTACCGATGTTCGCTTCGACCCACGGGTCACCCACGTAACCTTGCATGGATATCGAGACACGACGTACATCGACCACGTGAAAGAAGACGATCTCATGGTGTTACGATGGCGCACGACGTTTCTGTCTCAGGCGTCCGACTTCACTGTCCAAATCCAAGCACAAACGGTGGTCCCTCAAAGTGCGGACGGACTGAATTGGCGCGCGGAGACCGCGCTTTCGAACGACACGTTGTCGTTTTCCATCTTGTATCTCGAAGACAAACAGTACACTCAAGCTACCAACGCGATTCGTGCTGACTTCTCCATTCCTACGTTCAAGCTTCGTCTGTCGAATCGCGGATCTACGACAATTACTCTTCGGTTAGAAGATTTGACGGACGACTACGAAGGCACCGAGCTTTTCACCGCAGACATCGTAGTGACGAATGCGAGTTCCAACAGCGTCGTTTCCGAAACGACGCATTACGACACTCTAACGAATATGAAGGTTCGTAGTTTTGTGGTGTCGGGGTTGCTCGATGCGAACGCGTATCACATAGACGCGTTCGTTGTAGATCCGAGTGGAAACATCGGAAGTGATCGATTGGAGAACGTGCGAACATTCGATGTGTATCCTCCTACGATTACGGTCGGTGACGACGCGGTATCTCATGTTTCGGGGGATGTTGCGGTAGTGGTTCGCAACATCACGGTTGCGGACGCGCACAGCGACTTCGAGGTGTACGTAGGGTTGTTCGAACACGTCTCCGGTCTCGCTTCCCAACCGGATGTGACCTTGGCGACGATGAATTTCATGTTGGAGCGAAACGTCGCCAAACATCATCACGAACAAACTCGACTGACCGAAGTAGGTTTATACGTGAGCGCGGAAGGAGGATGGGTCTCGAGCGGCATGCTCCGATATCGGACGAACTATCGGTACGTGATCATGGCGGTTGACACCGACGGAAACCAAGCGTATGTGGAAGGCACCGTGCAAGTGAACGAACCTCCGATTTCGAGCTTCATCCCGGAAATCGACATGATCGACGACGCCGGGCTCATGGCGTACACCACCTGTTTCTTGACGTTCGTCGAGGACGGAGTCGGTGGAGTGGTCGGAGCGGACGTCAGCGGAAACCGCGCATCCGCCGTGGTGACTTTCAGCACTCCTCCGTTAGTCGCGGGAGGACACGTTGGCACAAACACCTTGGATTTGGGTGCGATCACCTCGCTAACCTTCGCTCCGAGTGTAGCGCTTTCGCCTTGCTTCACGTGCGTCTTTTGGATACGCACTCAAATCACCGATTCGTTCACCCTGCTCTCTGCCGACGCGAACCATTCCGTGATCGTGGTCGATCCGTCGAGTGTGACCGTAGACGTCGGAACCGCACGTACCTTCCATGTCGAGATACCTAGAGACGACACGTGGGTATCCATCGCGGTCACAAGCCACGGTGGTATGTTGCGATTGTACGTGAACGCGGTGGAGGCAACCACTACATCATCCGTTCGAGAGACTGTCGCGCAGACGATCCGTATGTTACGCGTGGATCCGTTGACGGGGGTGTATTTGGACGCCATTCGAGTCTTCGACGCAGCGCTCTCCGTTGCGCAGATCCAAGACATGGACCGAGCAACTTCCAAGCAGGTGCATCTCACCTTTGACACGATACCCATGTTCGAAAACGACGTCACTTTCGACCAAGACAATCGTATGTATGTGAACGGATTACTTCCGGAGACCATTCCAAGGTTGTTCGAAAAAGCCAGATACACCTTCCATCAGCACGACGCGTCGAATCGCGATCGTCCGATCGTTGTACGAGACACTAACGGTGAGGAACTGTCCGAACCGACCGTGGTGTACATTTTGGATCATAAGGTGGTCAACGCAAGTACCTACGTCGCGGCGTTCGATCGTTCTGTCTTTCGAAAAGTAGAGATCCGTCCGATCGCTTGCACGGAGATTCGATTGTTCGAACACACTTTCACGATCATCGACGACGTTTCATCCATTGTGAATCACGCCAAGATGCTCGCCACGATTCCTATCGACACAAGCGTCGTTCCGGAACACGTACACGACGCTCCGATCAGAGACTTGGCGATTCGTTTCGATCCCTCTTTGGATCAGCACATCACGCTGTCCGGAGAGACCTTTGCGCGGATGGAACAAAAGGCGCTCACGTTCGCGGCATGGGTTCGCATTCCTTATCGAGCGCAGAGCTCTCGAACCCCGATATTGTATCGAGAAAACGCCTTCGAGATGGGTGTGAACGAAGACGCGCAGTTGTACTTGGACACGCGTGTGAATCGTGCGCGAGTGTTCGTGCGATCCTTGGAAAGCGCGGAGTTCGTCCACGAAAATATCGTACAACTGCGTAATTTAAGAGTGGCGCCGTTGGACAAACCGTGTTACGTACACGTGTTCGCATCGGTCGACGAGATTTTTCACAAGGAAGACATCTTCGCGGCGGTCAAGCGCCACAAAAACACGGCGGATGTCGTCCATGTGCGCAGCGGTGCAGAAGCGTTCAATATCGTCCAATTGGACATTCGATATGCGATCAACGCTCAAAACGAAGTGATATTAATTAAAGAGTTGATCAGCATGCACGTATATGTAGTGGTAGTGACCAAGGAAGACGCGTTCGATATCGGAGACGAAAATGAGGTGCGACAATATCAAGTGCATCGATCGAACAACGTTGTCGTAAATCTGAACGAGATCGTGTGGCCAAGCTCCAACAATCCGCACATCGAAATTGGCAGATTGTCGTTGGCTACACGATCCGCGATCGAGCGTCTGTGGTTGTTTGCTATTCGTCCTTCTACGATGCCTGAAACGACAAAACGACTTCAAATAACAACCGGATTCGCGAACGATCTGCTCTCGTACTACGTGGATAACGTACTTAATGACACGATCGTGCTGCACGTAGGAGACACGGTGGTTTTGGAGGTGTCCGCGCCGATGCACGCGTTGCGCATTTTGGATTCAACTCGCACCGTACTCACGGACACTATCGAACAAGGTCTCCTCACATGGTCGCCACTCTTACCCGGTGTGTATCGATACGAAAGCGCAACGCACGCATCTATGGGAGGCACCATCACCGTTCACGAACGTGTGCGTATCGACAAAGAGCGCATCTTAACTCTCGCCCAAAGCTTCGACGGTGCGGCTGCGAATGCACCTGCGAATGTGGTGTTTTCATATCCCCACACGATTCAAGCGGATTCCATGTCAACCATTCGCGACGTACCACCGTTGGAGCGAGCATTCAAAGCGTACGACACACTTTCCGAAAATCAAGTCACACCAAACGAAAACGACCCTTTGACTCTGTGCGTCGTGACTCGGGACGACGAGTCGAATTATCATGTGCACACTCATCGCGATGCCTACGCCAAACTCACAAAAGATCGTATGTTGATGTACACCGTAAAAGGGGAGAGTGATCGCTATTTCGCGATCGACATCTACAGTCACTCGATTCGACTCGCTCATCACACCTTGGCTTACGCCGGATGGCACGGTTTTCAGTTGGACTATGTGATGGACTTCTCGCGTGTAGGCACGGTGTACGAGTACGAGTTCGCTCCGATCAGTACGAGTTCGGACACGTACTTCGCGTTGGTACTGTACGATCTTCGAGATCAAGAGGTGAGTCCGATCACACCGCATGGCCACGGATGGGTGGCCAACACACACGTGCGGCGTACCAACTTCGATCAGCCCGCCGGATGGCCCACATGGCATAACGGCACGGCGAACCAATCCACGAGCTCTAGCGCCTATTGGCCACGCTATCACCGAGTCACCGCGATCCCTCCGACTCCGATCGTGATAAACGGGCCGATGATTGAAGACAAACTTGTGCGTCCCAACGACAGTTTCGAAGAAGCGAACGAGCTGCTCTTCGAGTTCTTCGCAGATCCCGAGCGTACTACGTTGGTCGCGAGCGGTACCGGTTCTCAACTACGAAGCTTCGTCCATCGAAGCTCGTTGCTTCATCGATCGAATCGTCTGTATCCGAGCGTGATGTACTATCAGAATCGTTCCGACACACCGAACGGAATCGAGTTCGGTAACCTCATCCGCGTACGCTGAAACTCGCTACGAAATGTTGATACTCGTTGAAGGGACACCCGGGTTCCGGATGGGCCGACACGACGTCTCGACAAACGGGGCACGTGTTGGTGCGCACAAGCCATCGCCAGATGCATTTCATGTGAAACACGTGCTGTCCGGTGCAACGAAGCTGTTTACGATGTACCGGTTTAATTCGATAAAAACAGATCGAACATTGTTCCTCACTCATGTGAAAATAAATGGTGAAGTTGTATTATTTGAACTGTTATAGTTAAATCTACATCCAGATATGTTGCAAAAACACAAACTAGTGCTGATACTTGTCATTTTTCTTTTAGGCGTGCTTAGTGGTATGATTCTCAATCGTACGAGACGCAGCATTCCCAAAGTGATCCACAAGGTCTATCTTGATCGAACGAGAACTTTCAACATTCGCGAGCAGCCTCGCGCGGTGCTCACTGCGCACGCCTCATGGATGCAGATGAATCCGGAGTACACGGTCGAGTACTACGATCTGCGAAAATGCGAAGCTTATCTGAAGAAGCATTACGGGATCAAACACTTGAAGACGTTTCGCACGATCCAAGCGTATGCGTGCAAATGCGACTTCTTCCGATACTGTCTGTTGTATCGTGAAGGCGGGGTGTACACCGATTGGAAGATGCAATGTTTGACACCGCTTCGAGAGGTCATCAAGGAGGACACGCAATGGGTTTCGGCGTGGGACTACATGGGAGGCCCTCACTTAGTCGGTAACATGTCGAACGGGTTCTTCGCGTGCGTACCCAACCATCCGGTGTTACGACGCGCCATAGAGATCGTCATCCAAAACGTGGAGAAGAAACACTACGGACGAACCTCCTTGGACGTCACCGGACCCGGAGTGTTGGGCAGAGCGTTCGTGGAGGAGTACGCCTCGTGGTCTTCGAATCCGAAGCTCGGGGTAGTGATCGGCGATTTCACCATAGTGCAGTCGGGAGAAATCTACGTGCTGTTCAACAAACGACGTTTCATACGAGTCAAAGCGCCCGGAACGTCGGCCGATCAAAATTGGAAACACGGGAACAACTACAATCACTTTTATGTGAATCGTACGATGTACTCGGAAAAAACCCTCGCGAAAGAGTAATGACCGCGTACTACTGCTATATCGTCTACAACGAGCGCGATCGCACATACAACGGATACACCGTAAATCTACGTCGTCGACTCCGTCAACACAACGGCGAACTCGTCGGCGGTGCTCGTGCGACACGAGGGCGAGGACCGTGGCGTTTTGCGGCCGTGCTCACGTGCGACGCGTGGGACTGCGTCAGCGTCGCAATGCGACACGAATGGTCGATTAAATACCCGACTCGCCGGCGTCCTCGACCGAAGGAGTTCGAGGGAGTCGAGGGACGTTTGCGAGGGTTGGGTCGCGTGTTCGCAAGTATGGATCCAGACGCCGACGTACGTCTTCACGTCCCTTCCGAGTTCGCTTCGCTCGTAGCGGAGATTGTAACCCCGTATCCCTTCGTCTCTATCCATCCTCTCGACATGCTGGAAATTTGAAATGTTCGGTTGGATCGTAATTTGTTGTAACACTATCAAATATGTACAACCGTGCCGTACCTCAAACCGCTGTTACCTTGCATCAGGCGCGTTTACGTCAAGAGATGAAGCAAAAATTGCGATACGCTTTGAAGAGATGCAATCCGGTCACCTCTAAGCAGTACACTTCGAAAGAGTGTGTGTTGCTATGGGACGAAATCGAAGAGTTGAGCGAAAAGGTATTCGATGTTGAGAGTATTATAGAAGAGGAGACTCGTCGCAAAAAAAATTGATCTAAGACTCATTTATAGATAGTGTTCATACATCCCCTTGGTATACTCCACCGTCATCATGAGTCGTACCGTTCAATCTCACTACAACAGCTTGTACGCTGCGGTGTTGGAGGAAATCAAACAGAATCTAGAATCGTGCAAGTTACTCGACGAAAATATAGCATCCGTCTTAGACAAAATGAAATCCGTTTCGAAGAAAAACACGAACTCGTATGTGAACAACATAGCGACGACCAAGCGAAGCACAACAAGCGGATACTCCGTGTTCTTGAAACAATATGCGGTGGATCCCGAATTGCCTCCTCAAAGCATCTTGATGGCCCGTGCAAAAGCGTGGAAAAACCTCTCCAAGGAGGAGAAGGCTCGCTACGATGCGATGGCAAAATCTTCAAACACGGCTACAGACAACCAAGATTCTGCCGAAAGTGTAGCCTCGGACGAGGAGTACACCAATGTGTCTGAGGCAGGATCCGACGTTGATGTGTAAAAACCACCTAAATTTTCACATCACGTGTAAGATAACAATGATATTTGTCATCGGCGGTTTGGGAAATTCGACCACGTATTTCTCTTTTTTTGTACGAGAGTGTGTACGTAGATGCTTTCCGAGAGTCCACACGGTGTTTATCGAAGATGCCGCGAGCGTAGATCGACATTTGTTGGAAGTTCCGGAACGCGAACGTGTGCTCGTCGGTTTCTCCTTGGGGGCGGCGGCGGCGCTCGAAGTATCGTCTCGAATCCCCGTTCAACGCCTCATTATGATCGCGCCGGTGTCTTACTACGACGTTTTGTACGACCACAACGGTATTGAAGAAACCGATGCGTCGTATGCTCCGTTAGGTTCTTCTCGATGGTGGAAAGATCTCCGGTTGATACGCGTATGTGTTCACGTCGCTCAGGCGATCCCTTGGTTTCGTGGATGGCTTCGAAAGCTCTATTTGCGTTTCAACCCGGAATGCCCGGATATGGTGTTGAACACTATATTTTCGAACAATTTAGTCAAACAACATGATATTGTGCGTAAGTACGTGACGAATTTCAACATCTTCGCAGCGATCAAAAACGCTCGTGCTCAGCGCACGGAAATCATATGCGGCACTCGAGACGAGTTCGGTCCATTCGCACGATTCTTACAAAGCTACAACGAGACGATTCGTGTGCGTTTTTGTGAGGGAGATCATCATCTGATTCTTCATTGTCCCGAACTGTTGTGCGATATGCTAGAAAGTGCAGTCATTTAGAAAGAAAACGAGGTTTGTAAAACATATCCCATGTTGTTCGTGTACGTGCATGGTGAAACCAATCGGTTCAATCACTGTCTCACTGAGATTGGAATACATCGAGCCGAACTCATCGCAAAGAAACACGCGAAACGAGGGGTTTACAAGCTGTACACGGTAACGCCGCACAACATATCGTTAGTTGCTTGCGCGCAGACCGGTGCGAATGTATGTTCGATTCTGTCGGAACGCGACCCGGTACCGATAGAGCTCGTCGACAACGCACAACAACTTCCGGAGTGTAACAAAGAGGATCATGTTGTCGTAATATGGTACGGTCAAGGACTATCCGATTTGCTTCAACGTTACAATATTCGCGAAAATTTCGCATGGCCGTACGACAATCGAACAGGATGTTTGACGATTTATCCCAACGGAAAATGGGCATTCGACCCGAAATCTATGTACTACTCTCTCTAGCAACTTCGTGAAAAAAAAAAATTGATCGCATTCTCTCGTGTGTGGAGAGATACAGCACTCAATATCGTTCACTATGTCGCCACTTCTCGCGCACTTCAACGCGTTTCACGATGCTTTCCTGAAGGAGTTCATCGATCGATTGTCTAAATTGGACATCCAAATTCCGGACAATGTCAAAGATGGTATTGAGACCGTTTTGAACGATATGAAAGTGACACCTAAAAACCTCAAACTCAACCCAAAGAGTAAGAAGAAGATGAGTGGATATCAATTGTTCCTCAAAGAATCCAAACACATCGTCACCTCTTCCGGAAAGGATAAATTGATGTCTCAAGCGAAACTATGGAGAGAGAAGACGGAACCCGAACGCGAAGAGTATCGTAGCAGAGCACGAGAGATGCTAGACGATCTAAGATTGCGTGAGACTTCGTCGGAAGAAGCGGATACTGGACATTCTGGAGGTAAAGCTACCTCATCTTCGAGTATCGCTACCAAGCCTACAAAATCAACAAAAAACAAATCAGTGGTGAAAGAGGAGGATACTGCTCTTGAAGAGGGGTCCTCCGCTGCTGGAAAAGCGGGGTCTTCCGCTGCAGGAAAAGAGGGGTCTTCCGCTGCAGGAAAAGAGGGGTCCTCCGAAACATCCTTGCCAAAAGAGCCCGCTAGACGTGTGATTCGGCGTCCAACCCCTCCTTCTTCAGACGAAGAAGATAACGGCAACATGGGGTCTTTCACTATCGGAATAAAATCGTCTTCCGCTACTGGAAGAACGGGGTCTTCCGCTGCTGGAAGAGCGGTGTCTTCCGCTACGGGAAGAACGGGGTCTTCCGCTACGGGAAGAAAATCGTCTTCCGCTACTGGAAGAGCGGTGTCTTCCGCTACTGGAAGAGCGGTGTCTTCCACTGCGGGAAGAAAATCGTCTTCCGCTGCTGGAAAAGAAGGGTCCTCCGCTGCTGGAAAAGAAGGGTCCTCCGCTGCTGGAAAAGAAGGGTCCTCCGCTGCTGGAAAAGAAGGGTCCTCCGCTGCTGGAAAAGAAGAGTCCTCCGCTGCTGGAAAAGAAGGGTCCTCCGCTGCTGGAAAAGAAGAGTCCTCCGAAGTATCCTCACCAAAAAAATCCACTAAACGAGTGATTCGCCGTCCAACACCTCCTTCTACAGACGAAGAAGATAACGGTTGCAACGAACATTACTCAAGTCAAGACGAGGAAGAATCCTTCAGTGACTACGACTTTTAGAGTGGACAGTCCGAATCTCGCCATTTGTAGTAGCGAATCCGCTCGAGACCAATTTTTGCAATTTTCAAGCATCGCTCTCTCCTTCAGAGACCGGAGCCGTTTTTTTGGTTTTGCTGGTCTTCTTCTTCGAAGAAGCCGGTTTGGACGTCACGGTATCGGACGACGCCACCTCCTCCTCGTGTTGCGTGGTGCTCGCGTTGGTGTCGCTACTCAGCTCTTTCGCACGATTGTTGTAGACGAGCTTCTCGGACTCGGAGAGCATGGTCCACATCTTCGACTGAGCCATCAGTTTCTCCTTTCCGCTCGCGTTCACCGAGTTCTTGGATTCCTTCAGGAAAAGTTGGTATCCGCTCAGCGTCTTCTTACGAGAATGCTTCTTCGAGACGGTCATCTTCGAAAATGCCTCCTCCAACTCGGAGGTCATCATGTTCTGTTCGGTCAGTTGAGAGCGCACATCCGCGAGGACCGCATCGTAGAACGCCTTGTAACAAGTGGTGATCGGTGCCATAACTGTGTTTTGATAAGTATCGGTACGTTCTTGTTAAATAGTTTTTTTGCAAAAAAAAAGTACATCATCAATTTTTTTCTCGTTAAATTGATGGATGGATCGACGCGGTACGATAGCGTACGATTGGAAACACACGAGATGGCTAGCACCTGTGCGCCCTAACGAGCTAGCGTAGCTGGCGAAGTTTCAGTTTACTGACTAAAGTAGATGGTGCGTACTCCTAACTTCAAGGATATTTGAGCGCAACGCGGGCATGGTTTGGACAGACGCACGTCACCTTGATTGTTGACGCGTACGACAATCATGGTAGAGCCACGTGCTTCGCATCGTTTTATCTGCGACAGCGCGTTCTCTTCGGCGTGCGTAGACGCGCGAGAGTTTGTGCTTCCCAAAAACTTGTTGCACGCCGTCGAGAGCACACGACCGTTACGTACGACTACGGCACCGTGGCGAAACTCTCCGTGCGCATCGTACGCAACATCTTGCGCTAACGAAACGAATTTCGCTTTTGGCATGTACAATCGAATCGTAGTGGTCAAACCACATGCATCTGAATAATATTATTTATGTGTACTTCTTTATGTTTATTTGTCCACGTTGAATGTTTGTAACTCAGAACGACTCCTGGTCTTACCTCCTTCGACCCACACCACTGTACGCTTCAAGACCAATCGATCTTTCGTCTCGTACACCTTGGTATGAATCTTAAAATTCTTTCGACTGAACTCCACGAATTTGGCAGGTGGTTTCTTGGAAACTGTCTTCGAAGTCTTAGGTGTATCCACTTGAGGCGATTCGGAGTTTAGTACGGTGGTACGAGGACTGTGTATCGATATCGACATTCTATTTAAGCAGATAGAGTGATTTGACTAACACACTTGCAACATATTTCAATTTTTTTTAATCCTCTTTATCGCATAGTAAATATTTATATCAATAGAGTTAAATACCGATGGCACTCCGATATTTAGCATCACAACTTCGTGCTAAGTGTGATATAACTACCATGGTGACCAACGTCGGTCGCAGTACGAATATCGCGCGCCACACCGGTGCGTTGACCGACGACGATCGCGTGCGTATGCTCGGTCAGGACGGCGCGGTGTTGTGGTTCACCGGACTCTCTGGATCTGGAAAGAGCACCGTCGCTTACGAGTTGGAGTCCATTTTGACGAAACAGGGGGTTTTCAACACGGTGTTGGACGGAGACAACTTGCGTCACGGTTTGAACAGCGATCTTGGTTTCGGACACGCGGATCGTGTGGAGAACATTCGGCGTGTGAGCGAAGTGGCGCAGCTGTTTTGCGAATCGAATGTCATCACGTCGGTCAGTTTCATCTCACCGTATCGCGCGGATCGAGCTTCTGCGCGCGACAAGGTGACTAGGGGAAAATTCGTGGAAATCTACATGGCAGCCCCTTTATCGGTGTGCGAGTCGCGCGATCCCAAAGGATTGTATCGCAAAGCTCGAGAGGGTACCATCAAACAATTTACCGGGATCGACGCACCGTACGAAATCCCGGTGGATCCCGAGCTAGTGATCGACGCGCTATCTCCTCCTGAAGCTGCCAAAAAGATACTGAACTATCTGTTGGATAAAAACATCGTGAGAGGGTAGTATCAGCAGGATTCGAACCTGCGAGTACATTGTACAGTGGATCTTAAGTCCACCCCCTTAGACCGGCTCGGGCATGATACCTCCTCTCACGACGTTGTGCAAAAAAGAACACTTGTGTACGTCTACCAAAACTTTAAATCCTTATTGTTTTCCGGTGATGTAGCGGGGAACGTACAAGCCTAACAGACAACCCACCACGATCCCTACCGCGTCCGCCCACAGCGGCGTGTCTTCGATCTTGGTCAACTTACGAATGATCACTCCGCTGAAGGAGCCCAAGAAGGCACCCAACCCGTCGCTGAAGGTGTTCCCCAAACCCGCACGGGTCAACTCTCCCGACGGAAGGAACGGATCCAACGCAGACATCCCGAAGAACAACCCGCCGTTATCGATCATGCCGAACACCAAATTCGCCGTCATTCCCGTAAGGATAGCGGCGATCGTCGGAAAGGGATACACTCCTAGGAACGACAAGACCGACGAAGCGTCGCTCATCGAGAAGGCGACACCTCCGAACAGCAAAATCAACAGCAGACATATCGTCAAAAAGAAGATTAACTGTCGCACATCGGAATCATCGCCCCCCATGCGCGGCGTCGTTTATACATTATAACAAGCATTTATTTTTTCATATCGTGGGACTTCGACAAACGAGGTCGCTGTCGTAATGAGCAGGACTGGATTTCAAATTGACTTCAAGGGCATTCGGTGTCTTTACAGCCATTTCGATAGTGTGTTCATCAATCGAATCTTGTTTTTCGAAAGAATTCGACGACGAACGTCTTTTATATCCATCGTCTGAAGCTCTCGATGCTCTACCGTAAAATTTGCGATAGGTGGACGCATCCACCGAGTCTCGATGAGGTAGGAGATTTTTTCGCTCGGAGGCCCATTTGTAAAAATTACGTATCTTGCGATACATATTCTCTCGTTGTTGTAAATCTGTGTTGCGCCCGTAAATAGATATTTTCGAAAACTCGTTGGCGATCTCCGGTTTGTTCTTCCCGTGAGGAAACGTCATGTTGAACATTTGGATCACTTTGGTCGGAATGGTCGGCGCCTCCGCAACGAGACGATCGAACTCGGTGCGGTATACGGTACACGCGTCCAATGGATTACGACGGTGCTCGGGAGGAATGCTCAAGTCCATGCAGATGTTACGCATCAGTTTGCTGAAATTTCCGTGGGACACCATGTGCTGCGTCCCGAGCTCCTCGCATTTCAAAAATTTGTTCAACGCGGACAAGATCGTGGTCACCACGTTCGCCACTCCTACCGCGAGGGGAAAATAAAATCGCAACGTGTCGTTCGCTTCGGTGTTGCCCACCATGGTGAAATTCGCAGAAGCGGTCGCCGTGGATATGATGATGACCGGAATGCTGATGCTGTTGTTGATTCTCGACAGGTATCTCCCCGCTTTGTGATGCATCCAACTGTAATACCGGGCCTTTTCGGCCCAATCCTTGAGGAGAGACTCATGCTCGTGACACCACTCCATTCCTTGAAATGTGAAGTGAATTTAGGGTTAACCCTAAATAGGTTTCACTTCAGAACACTTTCTTGATAACACTGTGTCACTGTGGTCATGAGAGCGCCGATCGTAGTACTCTTCACCACAATCCCGCTGAACATATCTACGCTCGATATCATAGTTGACGAATGAATTTGTAATGAGATAAAAAAACATCGTCACTCAATGTTCATCTGCCTGACCATTTCCACCCTTTGGTCGCGTTCAAGGCGGCGATGCGTTCTTCAGACAACTTCGGTCCTTTCTTGTTCTCGATGGTATTCTTGTAGTATTTGCGCATATGACTTTGCCATTGTGCCGCGCGTTTCTCCTCGGGGTCTTTGGCACTATTACTCGGCGTCTTGTTTGCATTCTTTCGGTACTGAGTGATCCATTGGTCCAAATTGTCTTGGAACGGGTCCGAATCCCATTTCCACCCTTCGGTCGCGTTCAAGGCGGCGATACGTTCTGGCGTCAACTTAACAACATTAGGTCCTTTCTTATTCTCGATAGTGTTTTTGTACGCTTGGCGCATATGACTTTGCCATTGTGCCGCGCGTTTCTCCTCGGGGTCTTTGGCACTATTACTCGGCGTCTTGTTTCCATTCTTTTTGTATTGAGTGATCCAATGTTGTCGTCGCTTCTCCCACACTTCATCGAGACTCAAACACTTGATCTCCACGTACTTGACGAAGGACCGCGCGCGTTCGAGCACGACCTCTTTCTGTTCGTGGGTCCGGTCGTAGTCCTTGGTTTGGATACGAAGCTTCGCGTGAAACTCGGGGTCCTCCTGTTTCAGGCGCTGCAACGAGTCCACACACTCGTCCCAATCGAGACACCACACGAACATCGCCGCCTTCTTGCTCGGATTGCGCGGGTCCAATCGAATCGCTCGTCCGAGCTGTTGGACGGTGGTCAGATCGTTCTTGCCGGGTTCCGTTTTGTACACACAATCGCACGGGACCAGATTGATCGCCTCGTTGAAGATGCGGACGTTGCATATGATCTTGATCTTGGCGGCGTCTTTTGTTGTGGCCGTGCAGAACGCGTCGACGATGGCTTGGCGTTTGGTTTTGGGAACGTCGCAATGAATCGTGAACGCGTCGATCACGACCCCGTGGTAGGTCTCGAACACCTCCTTCACCACCCGTTCGAACGCGTGGGCCTCCTCGATGGTGGGGAGGTACACTACGCATCGACGTTTTCCTTCCTGCAACATCCCGGTGGCGAGGAACAACGCCTTGTTGCACAACAAGGGATTTGTGGTATGTCGGAGTTCGTCCGGCAGCTCCTCGCTTTCCACGTACGGCAGAAACACCTCGTAGTCCACGCAGTTGCCGTCGTTGATCGCGTCGCGAATGTTGTAACTGAACGCCTCCTCGTAGTCCAACGTGTCTTGGAGCTCCTCCGGTACAGTTGCGGACAAGTACAGACTGTGTGTGAACCGGTTCGCAAGGTCGCACAGCGTCGTTCGATGGATACAGTTGTGCACCTCGTCGATCAACAGGTACGTGGACTCGTAATCGAGCTCTTCCAGACTCGGAAGCAACTCCTCGAAACTCTTGAACGTGCTGAAAATCACCCACCGGTCGTGCGCTTTCATTTCTGCACGAACGAAGTCCGTATCCGTCGTGCCTTCGCAATCCATCAGAATGACGTGATGGTGCGGGAGGAACGGCCGAAGCCTCGTTCGCAGCTCGCTCACGGAGAAGAGCAGCGGTGCGATACATACGATGTGGTTCGGGTTCGCACGCGCCAACACGTTGCCTGCGATCATCGTCTTCCCCGTCCCCGTAGTCAAGCGCAACAAGGGTTTGGTGGTCTCGGCTTCGAACACGTTATCGAGCGCGGCTTGTTGGTACGGTCGCAAGGTCAACAACGACTCGTCGACTGTCGCGGAAACGACCGCCGCCAATGTGTTCTCCTTTTCGAACGGCAGCACGATGTGTTCGAGCACGTTGTCGTGCGTATAAATCAAAATGTCCTCCTTAAAGTTCGTTTCGAGTTTGGCGTTGGACGTGTACAAGTACCCCGTAGTTTTGAGACGAGCATTCACACAATTCAAAAAACTCGCGCAATCGCTCGCGGTCAATCGACCCGTGGTACTTGTTCTTAGCTTCACCTGCCCTCCGTGATACGTGTTGGTTTCCGTCGAATGGGAGATGAAATCGAGACCGTAATCGGGCAACAAGGCGCATTCTTTCGTTTCGCGTCGTTTCATGATACGTTCCAATCGATGCTTGTTCCAATTGTGGATGTATCCGGACTCGAAATACACATGTTCGGGGATCACCTCTTGGTGCCACGTGGTTTGGCGGTACGTCTCTTGATGATGTCGAACCGATTGGAGTTCGTACGCCTTCCAATCCTCCATGGTGTCCATCAATAATGGTAAAAATGGGTTCGTACCAACAAATCAGATTTTATAACAATCAACGAAGCGTCGCAATGTGGAGTGCGAATCCCACAACGCGCACGAGCGTGCTTATCGCCTCGCCCATACCGCGCACCATCTCCAACACGGCCACGGCCACGAATAGCCCCATTTAATTTAGTTGGGCAGAAATTTGCACCAGCTTCGTATCCTCCGGTAGTCGCTCTACGTTTCGAGAATCGATCGTTCCGATGTGTTTTTTGTAGAACGCCGTAGAATAACACCCGATGCTATGATCGTACATAGTGGTACCGATCGTGAATTGGTTCGGATTGGTTGCGAAGTACTCGTGGATGTCCAAACGCTCATCCTCGTATAGTTTTTTTTGAAACATGAGAACGTTGTTCAACATTGTAAGACGATAGGTATACTCCGCGGGTCGAAGCATCGACACTCCCTTGTCTATTATACGATCTTTCAGAACCGGTAACGCGTTCGCGGGGAGGATCGTTGAGGTGTTCTGCACGACCACCAGCGGTGTGGTGATCAGACCCAACACCCGTTTCACCAGATACGTCTTAGCGTAAGGGTTGTTCGACGCCATATGCAGATACACCACGTCCGGATATTTCGAGGCGAGCACCTTGCGATACATCGAGTGCTCGGCGTTTTCGATCAAATACACGATCGGATCCTTGTAGTGTTTCGAGATGTACACGAGCAAGGTTTCAAGTGCAAAGTAATGATTCTTATTGGTAGGTTTGAAGAGCAGAACGAACGTCAAATCGCTCTTGTCGCGACAGGTGGTCGCGTCGAATTCGAGAAACTTGTCCTCGTATTTATGTCTCAACAGCGCTTGAAAGTCTCGATGAAGGCACGCCTTTTTGGTTTCCTCGTCAAGTTCTGTTTCAACGAACGAGTTGTAATCTTGAACTACATCGCGCAAGAAATACAGATAGCGATGCAACATGAAACTGTATTTGATCACTGACAATAAAAAAAATGATTAAATAAATACATTTCGGATATATCTGTAGTGTATATTTATACCCATTGATTTGTGCTTCGACGAAGATGCAAACCTCTTCGAACGACTACACCATCATTGGGGATTGGAAATGCGAGGATATCATTTACAACACCCATCGAGCGATAGTGACGATCGCCACATGGAGGTATCAAAAAGTGTGTGTGAAAGAGATCGCCACCGGAGACGACGGCAAGATGGAAAACGAACTATGCATACTGTCCAAGTGTATACACCCTCGAATTTGCCAATTCTTGGGGGCGAAGGTCACTCCGGATCGAACCTACATGATTTTCGAATACATGCACAATCGAGACTTGTCGTATTACATGTCGAGCGTTGTGCTCTCCCCACACGATCGAAGAAGAATCATGTTGGACATCGCCACCGGTTTGCACTATCTTCACAATCGACATCCCGAGATCATCGTCCACCGCGATTTGAAACCGGAAAACATACTGATCAACAAGCATGGTGAAGCCAAAATCGGCGACTTTGGCATCTCGAAACTCGTATCCACTCTCGAGTGCAAAACGTTCGAAGGACACACCGGCGAAACGGGTACGTACGTCTGGATGTCCCCCGAAGTGTTGAAACACGAAGTGTACAACTACAAAACGGACATGTACTCCTTAGGATTACTGATATACTACGTGTGGACCGGCAAACGCCCATTCTACCAGCTCAACATGAACACCATGCAACTCGCGTTCGCCAAATTGAACGGAACCGCTGAGCTCGAAAACGTTACGCACGATCAAATTCAACACATCGTCGACAATTGCATCCTTGACGATCCGAACGAACGTTTCGATACGGAAGAGGTGATTCACGCCTTGCAATCGTTGTCGGTTTGACGAATCGGAAACGAAATCAGATGCTCCACGACTTGTTTGTAGGACGCAAGCGAGTGCGAAGCCCAAATCGTTGGGGTCTCGCGAGATTCAGTCGACCAAACGGTATATGGGTCGTCGTCCAAATGGTGGATCGAGAGTTCGTCGGGCAAATATTCTTCGATCTTATCGTAAAATTCCTTGCTTGGTTTCATCGCATCCACCGTGTTGGGCGTGAACACCATGGCGCTGTTGAAAAAGTCGGTGAAGTGCAAGCCCTGCGCACTGAGGATTCGCTCGCAATACGCTTGAGGGGCGTTGCTGCAAAGAACGAACTCCAAATCGCGCGCGTCGCGTATCACCAAGAGATCTTGGATGTGTTGCGCGTCTTGAAAGGTTATCAGTTTGTCCGTATCCTCCAGTCCGTCGTACACGTACTCATAAAAAGGACGCAGCTCTTTCAAATCGTGTTGATTGATCATGAAATTAATCACGTAGTCGAAGTTTTTGTACGCGACGTGAGATCGAGGAGTAATAGGAGGATTCATGTAATGCATGCACTGATTCACCCATTCCTTCGAACGTTGAGCGATTTGACGACTGACCGCAGCGTTTCGAAACACGATGCCATCGAACTCTAAGAGCACCCGTCGATTGTAGCCTTTCACAGGACACGTTCGAATCGCCGTCATCCTGTATTGTTTCTTGATATTATTTTTTATTGTAGTTCGCTTAAATAGTGTTTTTTCAGATGTGACAAAAGAAGATAGACGAGAGATGCGAGGCGTGGCTATCGTTTTCGGAAACAAAGAGCGACTTCAAAGATTCGAAACCTCTCACGAAAGCTACGGCACCGTGCTAGTGAACACGGATTGTGAGAATATGTTAATCGCTCGAAACGCGACCTATTGCGAGGGATCGCAGTGGCAGGCGACCTTAGCCTTCCTTTTGTACAATCGAGAGATGTGGTCGCAGTACGACTATCTATGGTTCATCGGTCCACACGTCAATCTCTCCTCTACACAGATCGCCACGTTTTTTCACACGGTAACAAAGCATCAGTCGATCATAGCCCAACCATGCGATCCGAACAGTTGGCAGAGAGATCTCCATTTCAAACAAAATAAAAGCGAGCTTCGCACGGTCTCCTTCGTGGAGTCGAACGCCCCGTGTTTCACTCGAGCATTCGTCCAAGCCCAACTGTTGCCCTTCTTGCAAGACAATCGAGACCATCTTTGCAGTGGATGGGGCATCGATCTATGGTGGTCTAGTAGAGACCACCAAAGAACGATGGTGGTCAACACCGTCACCTTGGACAAAGAGCGTTCTCGCGTAACAACGAACGAGACAATCGCGCATGCCGAAAAAACACATTTCTGCAACAAGTACAACTTATGACGACGTGAACGATTTGTACATACTTTCCATCATTTGGTTGTCGAAACATAGCTTACGCGGCGTTAGCTTGAAACGTTGAATGCTTCCCACCTTGAAAGCGTTCTCGTATTTGCAAAACGGACACGTGATATGATGACGATCTTTCTCCGGACGATCGAGTTTGTCCAAGCAATCGCCGCACATCCAAACGTGGCAACGGAGACAACCGTACGAATTGTGGTACTTCGTGAACAGCGAGTCGAAGCAGATCAGACAATCGTTCTCTTCTTTGTTCATATTCTTGATGAATCGTTTCAAAACCTTCAGGTGTCCTTTCTCTTGATTCGAGATG